TCAATTCCCCTCAAACCCGCTATTCTCCTTTAAAATCTCATCTAAACAGGCGTTCCAGCCTACCCGACGTATTGATGTGCTAATATCTTCATATCCAGATTTTAACTCAGATATCTTCTCCGGCAGTTCCCGGAGCGGACACAGATCATGCCGTTTCTCAGTGAATGTGCTTTGTGATAATTTCGAAGCACCATTATTTAGCACATTCATGAGCTGGCACTTTTTAATTCCTTGAAATTCGTACATGAATTTACACTTACTGCACGATTCCGGCATATCCATAACCAAAATTGCTTTAGGCATATCTCAACTCCTATCTACGGCTCTAATCCGTCTTATTGAGACGATAAAACTTGTCTACAGTATCAAAAATTGCGTTTCTTGCATCTTCAAAGCCTTTCACATACGCTTTCATTTCTGCGAGGTTCATTGGTTCCTCCGGCTGTATTATCGTTTCATCTAAGCTGTTAAAAAGTCCATCTTTTTCTTCTTTTGTCACTCTACTCCACCGCCTTTCACAATCTCGATTGCTCTTCTGTATGCATCTACATACGCATCCTTTTCATTACTTGTCAGCAATTCATCAAATTCTGCGTTGTCAATTTTCATTTCCAACTGTTCCACAACCGCATCCACATCATAGGCGGTTGGTGCATTATCTATTGTCTGATAAACCCAGATAGGCACGCTTTTAGGAGCATTGTTTCTAATCGCCCAATGTAATTTATCTGCATCAATCAATCTTCCCATCGTTCGTCCTCCTGTTCCACGTCTCTGCCGCACGTTCCTTTGTGCTTCTCTCTGCGCTTTCCGCCCCACAGTGATAACACCTAACAACATAACCACTATTAAATCCTGTCATTATTGGCGGAAGAATGCCATTCGCTTTGAGCCAATCCATATAGCTTTGGTCATATGGATGCTGATAGCACATTACTGCTGGTTCCATTTCACCGCCACAAAACGGGTATGGCTTAAGTTCTTCATTCATTCTTCGTTTTCCTTCCATTTCTCACATGTATCATCCAGTCCTCGGAAATCCGCACAGTGTTCACTGTCTCCATTGCAACAAACGCCCTCATATTCAGCGTAGTATTTACATGTACTGCAATATTTTTTTGTTATTGATTCATTCTCCGTCATTCCTACACCTCCAACAGTTCCGGATTGTCAAATCTGTTACCATTAACTTCAATTGTGCTTCCATAGCATTCTTCAAACTCAGATTTGTGACCGTCTGCATCTTCAACATTCCAACACATATCCTCTTGATTCCAGATAATCTCGTAAAAAGTTCTTTCGTCAGAATCCCATACTATATCATGTTCAAACACCAGCTTTTTGTTCTTATCAGGCATTGCGGTGCACTGGCAGATGGTAGTTTCATTTACTCTGTGCCAATTTTCAAATCCTAAATCTCCTCTACTCCAACCTTTTGTATACATATTGCTATCATTTGTTGGAATGATAATTGCTTCATAACCAACTTCGGCATCATTTGACCGTATGAGATTCCCCTTCACCCACTCTCCGTTATCAATCCGCTTTCCACGGAATAAAAATCTATCTTCCATCCTTCACCTCATCTAATCCATCCAACGCATAACAGCCGCTTAAGCCTTTCAGTTTTACAACTACGGTTCCGCATACACTATACGGCTCACTTGTAGCTTCAAAAATCTTGCCTTTATTTTTCTCTGACACATAGTATTTGTCGTTCATTACTACTTTCTTTCCTTTAATCATTGATTTTCCTCCATTTCTTTCAGCTTGGCTTCGGCTTCCTCCAGAGAGAGGAATACTGATTTGCCAAATTCTCCACTTTCCATAATCGCAACCAAATTTGCTAGGGTTCTGATTACCTGCGTTTGCACTTTATATGGTTTTTCATCAACATACCAAAATCTGTAAACGGAATCTCCCACCTTGCACGGCAACCGCAGAAGTAATCCCTGCTCTTCGGCTTGCTCTCTATTTGCAAGTCTTTCCGCAATCTCTTCCAGGGCTTTGTATCTTCCATCTTTCGCAAGCTGGGTAATGGTAATTCCCTCATCATCCAGTAAATCTGCTGGATGAAATAAAACTTCTCCATTCTCTGCCACATATGTTAATCTCTCCATGCTATCCCTCACTTTCTGCCCGAAGCCATTGTTCCACCTCTGTAACAGAACACATTGCTACGCCGCCCTTAATGGTCTTTACACTACCCTGCTCATATGTTTCGATTGAGCAAAGGAAATCTAAAAGTTCCTCATCCGTCATGCTCCGGATCCAGTCTGCATTGGTCTGCGGTCTGCATTCTTTCACAATCTCAAAGCACTCATCCTTCCAAGCTAAAACATTTTCTAGCTTATAGGAACTGTAGCCAACATGATAATAGTCCTCTCCGATTTCCTTGTACTTGATTTCGTAATATGGCTTTTTTCCTATCATTGTTACGATAATATCTAAGCAGGAAACTTTAATGCGTTCCGTTTTGCTATCCCGTGCCGCAGTTCTTATACACTCAATCATGACTTTCCTCGCTTTCTGCAAGTTTTGCATATTTCCAATCACATACATATGCCGGATCTTCAGCACTCCATGATGTAGTGCCCTGTTTCCATGCATACACTAATCCGTTGTTGTATTTTGCAAAATATCTCCGATCCCATCCACAGGATTCGCTATGTCTCACAAGAATCGGTGTATCAACTGGAACTCTACTCCAATCAACCTGTGGTTCAATCGGTTCGACATATTCGCTGTTCGCCCATTTTCTCGTCTTTATTTCACAATCTCTTATTGTGCCGCCATTAAAATTACACTCGTTGCACTGTGTTTTTCTGCAATTTTCCAGCTTTCCATTAACGACGGCAATGTTCCCCCCATTGCACGCGATTTCAATAATCTCTTTTGCATATTTTTCTCTATTCAGCATCTTTCTTCTCCTTCCCATACCACAACTGATACGGCACTTCCTTAAAATCTCTCAATGCATCCGGGTTTGGATGCTTCGGTATTCTCGTTCGCTTGTCCGTCAGCGATTTAATGGCTCTATTACGTTCTTTGGTGTCTCTATGTATTACTCCGCCCTCCTATCACAGCCACAATCTCCCGGTACTCTCTTTCTCTTTTAGAAATTTCCCGATCAAGTACATCCAACCGTCTAAACAGTGCCGCCGTGTACTCTTCGTCCGTCAGCTCCGTTGTTCTTTTCTTACCTTTTGCTGCAAGTGGCAACCGTACCTGTTCGCCGTTATGCATCAGGATCTTGATGATCTCCAATCGCGGCACACAATTTAAATCTGCTAAAATCTGCAACTGGCTTGCTCTGTCCTTTGCGCTGCGGTACTGCCTGCAAATTTCTCCCTCCGTCATATTCACTTCAACCACCTCCCGGTTGTGAATTTAGCACCTGTTTTTCTAATTCGTCATAGTCATACTGACGATGATTAATATTACTAAAAGCATTGCTTTTGCCCTTATGCCCTGTTGCTTTGCCAGGCACATAGTTCTCATCCAGATAATCTACATAGCCACTGTTAAAAAATGTGCTCCCGTACTGTGCTTTCCGCCAGTCGGCGTCCTTCTGCAATTCAAGACTGTAGCGGTCAATCGCTTTAACAAGCCTATCTTCCCCGATTGCAAGTAGCCGTTTCTTTTGGGTATCCGATACCTGTCCTTTGCCTTTTTTGTTTGGATATGCTTTCCACAGACGTTCGAACAACGCTTTGGCATCCGCCAAAGTATTTTTATTATTATCATTAACATTTACAGTAACATTAACATTATCAGTAACAGGGTTATTTTGCTTTTCAGAAAAACCATTTGCTTTTTTTGCTTTCTCTTGTTTTTGTGAAATATCTTTTGTTTTTGGTCTGCCGCCAAGTTTTCCGGCTTCCCGACGTTTCTCAATCTTCTCTAAATATGCGGCAGTGTCACGATCTATCCTTGATTTGATAAAACTGAATGCCATATTGGTCATGCCGTCCATTTCCGGCAGTTCATCCCCTGACGCGTAACACAATACTGCCGTCAGGAGTGCTCCGCGCTGTTCCATCGTAAGCAGTTTTATATGTTCCAGATACTCCGCATACAGGACAAAGCTGCTCTTTTCATCCGTCAAGACATCACCCCGTTTCCAAGTCCTTAAGAAGCTCTCTCAGTGACATTTTCGCCTGCGCCTGTGTAAGTTCCGTAATGGTCACTTCAATTCTTGGATTGTCCTTATCCACGTCCGTATCAAAGTAAAAATGCGGTATATATTTCTGACCATCATCTTTGATTACCCATGCTTTTTTCAAGCTGTCCTGCACGAACTTGGCGGCGCAGGACAAAATGTTATCATTATCCCTGCGACGGTCTTTTTCATAAAACTGATAGTAGATCAGAACCGGATCCGTAATATGTACACCGGGAAGTTGCTGCCTTATATACCAGATGATAGAATCCTCGCTTTTCTTTTTCATCCGTCCGCCCTTGCGGGGATTCGTCCGGTTGGCGGCTGTGTAATCATTCAGGCCATCCAACCGTCCGGGAATCGTAAATTTATACTCCATTGACACCACCCATTCCCGCATTACAGCTTCTTATTTCAAGGATTGTATTATTACTTGGATTCCATCCTTCGACATATTCAACAGCTTCCTGGTATCTCTTGGTTGGAATATTATTTCTGGAATTGACTTTGAAATAATCCTGAATATCATGATTACACTCAGAAAACACCTTTTTGCTCATTTCCTTATATGCCGGTGCTTTCTTACCTCCAAGAACCTCAATTACCCTTTTATTTACAGTTTTCTTTAAATCCTGCTGTCGACCGTAATCAATCGTCATGGTATTTTCAAGATGTTCAATGCGGTTCTCGTGATCGTCCACCATTCCAAGCTGAATCCTCATCATTTCTTCCGGTGTCAGCCGCTTCTGATAAGAACCATTTTTTCTGATCTGCGGTAATACCTCAGACGTTACCCAATGCTTAAAACGTTTTGCACTTGCCAGCTTGCTTCCAAAAATCAACGCATATACACCGGATTCGTTAATAACAACCGCTGCCTGATCTCTGCCGATGGCGTCACGAATCGTTACTCCATCCATCTTGTCCTCATCATCTACATGATCCAATATTGCTTTTCTGGAATTGCTGTATCCTAAAACCTCTGCAATATCTTTTCCTACAAACCATGGTTCTCCATCTATGACCACTGTCCGGATTTCTCCAAATTCTCTATTCTTAAAAATCTCTAACTGATTCAATATCTTCTCCTTTCCCTCCGGCACCCATCGGCACCGGAGATCATGGCTCTTAATAATACTGTGATATATTATTCTGCATGAACTGTTTCTTTTGCCTGCCGGCAGGTGTTTCAACCCTATAAATCTTTTACAATAATCCCGTACACCTTATAGGCTTCACGGAACCGGATCACTCCCATCTGATGCGCTATGGTGTGGTGCATCCGGCAAAGGCAGATTTTCTTATAATTTGAATCATCAACCTTCCGCCTATCATTCCCCATTCCAATAGCATCCTCGTGATGTATTTCACCATCCTTGCCACATATGGCACATTTTTTATGTATCAGGCAGTAATATAAATACCGTCCAATATCATCTGTCCGGTTTATGGCATTGTCAGAAAGCGGTATGCCATTCTCTAAGGCAAATTCCAGAATTGTGTTGATAAATTCCCTTGCCGTGTCCATCGAACAGTTCGACAAGCTGAATTTTGGATCTCCCGTGCGGATCATGTGCTCATATTTCAGAAGCTCCTTCATTTCTTCCGGCAGATAACCTGTCCAATCAGCAATGTCCCTGATCGTGGCGTATGCTTTTTTTCTTTGCTCTGCAGATATATGCCTGCCATCATCAAACCGAATCTCGGCGTTTTGAATTTTCTTTCTGCGGAGTATATCTCCAAGTTTCATCCCGGATATGGAAATCACTAAATCAGTACCATCTTTATTTTCCCTGTACTGTTTAATGCCTACCTGTGCATACATCACTCATCACCGTATCTCTCTTTTAAAACGTTAAGCATTTTTCCTGCATTTGCCGCCGTAAGATCGCTCCACGTCGTGTTATTGGTTTTTAACCAATACTCTGCATTAATCTTGTGCTTTTTACATAAATTTTTTATTGTGGTTATCTGTGCAGGAGATGCTTTTTCATCTTCAAGCGGTACAGCGTTACTGAACGGCTGCATTTCTTCTTTTAGCCATAGATTAAATCCCAGTCCGGTATTAATCGCCACGCATTTGACAAATGCTCTGCACATACTGTTCCATACCCTCTGTTGGCTCATTGAATTGTCTTTTACAGGATTCACACCATTCATTACCGGAGTCTGCATCTCATACTCTTTATCATCGATAACAACTTTTATCCTAGTTTCATAACATCTGTTTGTATTTCCTTTTGAATCCGTGAAAACCACGTCCGACATACGCAAACTACTTCCGGTCTTTTCGTCCGGGATCGGGTCCCAACGGACAACCTTTGCACCATTCTCATGCAGCAAATCAATGCATTTCGCCCAATTAAGATATGTAAGTCCATCTCTTTCCTCGCAATACGGTTTTACATCAATCTGCCTCATTTCCTCATAACTTTTAAGTGCCAAAATATCCCTCCTAGTCCTCAATATAAACTCTCATATCATCCAAACAGCGGTCACAGTAATAATCTCCCCTGATCTGCACGGCAGAATCTTCCTGGATGTGCTCACCGCAGCAAATGCATTTCGCCCTAGTCGACAGCCATTGTTCCTGATCTACGTCCTTTCGTTCAAATAAGTCATAACTGTCCGGTATATATTCCATCAGTACACCTCATAACGCTCATGCTTTTCGATTCTAAGGACATCATCCTTACTCACTCTTGATAAATTGATTCCTTCAATCTCATGAATACTCATTGTCAGATAACCATCTGCCGACATTGTTAGAGAAAGCAGACTGTCGATTTTGTGATTCTCCAGTGTATTTTTAATACAATTAATTGCCGGTGTGATTGCCTGTGCGATCA